CGCATAACGTATTGCCCGAATATCGTCAGTTCTAACAGTTATTTGCAGTCTGTGCAAGTGGAGATATCGGATTGCGATATCTACAAAGGTTCTGCCACATCTAAGCATAGATGTTGGGTGTTCTCTAGCCTGATTATCAAAGATGCTCCACATCTCGCCAACTCCACCCCAAAACAAAACAACCCCAAAGATGGCTACCGGTTTATTGCGATAGAACGCAGTAACCGCTGTGCCGAGTGTTGCTTGGCCATGTATCATGGATCTAAGGTCATAGCCCCTAGCTACCGCTAACAACTCTGGCTGGGTAGTATCGAGCTGGTCAAAGTGGTCAATCACGAATGGTAGATAGAACACCCCTCTCTTAGGATGCATCTCCTCATTCATTACCTCATAAGGTATGGTTACTTTCATCTTGAGAATATATCAAAGTCGCTATTGGCCACAGTCTGGGCTACATAAGTTCTTGATGAGACATCTCCTGGGCGGGTCATGCGCTTGTATTCACCGCCACCTAGTAAGAGATATCCAAAGGCATCACCAACGTGGGAGTGTTCGTTTTTGTTTGGGGTATCCCTAAACCGCTCCTGACCAGAGCCTACCGATACCCGCTTGAAATGGTATCCACCAGCCAAAGACTTACGCAATAGCTTGCACTTGGTGTCAACTAACAGACCCGGCTTGCCGTTAATTAAGCGTTGCATGGGCGCGGCAGCTGACTCTCTACGAACTTTAAAATCATTCGAGGGTGTTGGCTGTGCCTTGAGACCTAAAGTTCTGAGGAAGTCAAAAGCTGTTACCTCATAGATGGCATCCCGCGCCATACCAGCTGGATCGCCCCATACCAACACTTGCATACCTGGGTACTTTGCGTTGATTTCAGCAATGAGTTGGTGGCCAAAGCGCTCCAATCCCATGTCAAAGGTAACAATCTCATCAATCACTTGCCACCTACCGCTGGGTAGCCTCTGCCCAATCACCGCAGCTGGGGTTAAACCAAAGTCAAGACCGATCTGAATCGGCACAGAGTTGTCTAAAATAGTCTCTCCAGACATGATGTTATCGTCATATTCATGCCAAACCGATCTACCTTCTTGGACGTAGGTATATTTGCCTTCGGCATAGCATCGAATCCAATCAATGTTCTTACCTAAGAGCATCTGTTGATAGTAGCCAGCCGGTAGATTGGCTACGTTTTCAGCCTTCCTGTTCAGTTGCCACCACTTACCCGCTGAGAAGATGCAGTCATTAGCCTCTGGATTTTCTGGGAGGTCATCTTTTGCAACCTCAATAACACCGCCAGGCTGCTTGTAAAACTTCCAAGCGTATGGGCCTGTCATCTTTTCTTTTTCGGCCATCCTAAACCACCAATGGTCATCATCCATAGGGTTGGTATCCATCCAGATGCCATGCCAACTAGCGCCACCATCTCGCTTGGTAGGGTATCTACCTACTCGGTGGGTAAGGCCATCAATAACAGCCTTGGGCAACTCTCGTGCCTCGTTAACCCATGCCCCTGTTAGTTCTAGGGATAGTAACTTTCTGACATCCTTTGGCTGGTCAAGCGCTAAGAAGATTACCTCGCAGTCAATACCAGCGGCATCGTCTCTAGCCGGTAGTCGGATGTGGTGGGTAATCGGTGGGGTATAGAGCATTGGCCCAAAAGTATTCTCTGGGAATAGGTCTTGCCAAGTCTTTATCGTAGTTGTCTTGAGTTCGGGGTAGCTATTGCGTACAATGACAAAACGGCTATATCGGGTGCCATCGATAGGGGAGGGCTTTTGCTGAATTGCCCGAATGAACACCTCGGCAGCACACGCATAGGACTTACCCGATCCTACTGGCCCCATCATCCCACGCACAAACGCATTGCTTGTTAAGAACTTATAAACCTCTGGAGACTTGGAAAAATCGAGACTGATACCAGTTGAGGGTATCTGCTTGCTTGACATCTCTTTTGTTCTAGCCATTGATTTTTAACACTTTTCAGTTAATATTAGCTAACTTTACCATTATAAGGTATGTCATGGCACAAAAATCATGTACCGATGAAGAGTTTATAACCATTTGGCGAGAGCATCAGTCTCCTGACAAAGTTGGCAAGGCTATAGGACTTAGCACCCGCAATACGTTAAAAAGACGCAGAACAATAGAAGATACATATGGTATTGTTTTAGACGCTTTAAAACCTAATGGGATGCCTAAGATTTACATTCCAGACGAGCAGATGCAAGCTAACATCACTATTGACAATGGCACAATCCTAGTTGGCTCCGATTGCCACTACAACCCAGAATACGTTACGACAGCTCACCGCGGGTTTGTTGAATTTGTAAAGTATCTGAAACCAAAGATTGTCATTCTCAATGGGGATATCGCAGACTTCGCTAGTATCTCAGCGCATCATCGCATTGGCTGGCAGAAAGGCCCCACAGTCAAAGAAGAGTTGGATGAGATCCAAGAAAGACTCGGAGATATTGAAAAGGTAAGGCCAGCTGGTTGCAAGTTAATGATTACGATTGGTAACCATGACTTACGATTCTCAGGCAAGCTGTCCAACATTCTCCCTCAGTACGAGGGCATCAAGGGTTTTGATATTGCAGACCACACAATCCATTGGAAATGGTACTGGTCAATCATGGTCAATCAAACTTGCATGATAAAACATCGCTGGCATAACGGCATTCATGCGGTCTACAACAACACTATTAAATCGGGTACGAGTTTCGTCTCTGGGCATCTACACTCGCTCAAGATAACTCCTTGGACAGACTACACCGGCACACGCTATGGAGTTGATACTGGCACCATGGCCTGTGTTAAGGATAACCAGTTTGCGTATACAGAAAACAACCCGGTCAACTGGAGAGCTGGTTTTGCAGTATTGACATTTATCAACGGCAAACTCATGCCACCAGAGCTGGCAGAGGTTGTTAACGAGGATGAGGGTCTAATCTACTTTCGCGGTCAACTGCTAAAGGTATGATCCAGCTGACATCCACCATTCTCAAGAATATGTACACCATGCTTGTGGTGTGCAAACCCTTTGATAATTGGAATATGCCTTTACCGGAGCAGATCAAGTTCATCGTGGATCACGATCCAGATACGATGGGAACCTACCTCTACGATGATGGGGGCAAGCATGAACACGTCATTACGATTTCGGCTGCTCGTTGTGGCTGGCTCGAAACCGCCTCAGTACCATGGCGCACGAGATGATTCACGCTAGTCGGTGGAATACCTCCACAGCTGCTTGGCAGAAACACGATAAGACCTTCCGGCATCGCGCCAAGATGGTAGCCGATGAGCTAGGCTTCGATCCCTTAGAGCTATAAATGTTACATTATGTATACCATATGAAACAAATATGTTACTTTGTGGCCAGAATATAAAGCCCTATATTGCTGAACCCATACCCGCTATACACCACCGCCATAGGCACATTACCCTTGAGTCCTTGCTCTACAGCGATGTAGCCATAGATCAGGCCTGTAACAATAATCAACCAAGAACTCACCTATTGGCTTTTCTTAACGCAATATGCTTTTGTAGGATGTGCCAGAACTTAGATTTGATTGGCATCTTAGTCTCCCGCCCAGCGTACACCAGTTCTGTTTAATCTCAGGTTAATGCTGGACTCCATATCGTTAGCTAGTCTGCACAGCTTGTGGCTATCGGACTCTTCATCTTCTGTAGAGATAAAGCCAGCAAAGGGTACTGGCTCCGTATTCGCACAATGGTGAACCTCATCAATCGGTAACGGCTCGCCACAATGCTCGCACATATCCCGCATCGCCTCTTCTCTATCTTCAGTCGTAAATGTAGTCATTACATTCTCCTCAGTTAATAGCGATATCGCTATAGGAGACATTCTTTCTGAAAAAAATAGAAAAGTAAAGGGGGTGTTGTTATTTTATTTCTACGTCTTCAATATCGGGTGGCTTAATATTGATGCCAATCACCGATGGCCTATCCGAATCATCTGGGCTATCGAGCAATCCAGAGGCCTTGGCCAGCAATCTTAGGACTCCCACCTTATCGTACAGCTCTAACTCTAGGTTCCCATCCTTATTGACTCTAATCGTCTTGATGGCTTGTAGAGCGTGTTCGGGAATATCCTTAGATGCTTTAACTTGGATCTTGCCCTGGTCATCCCACTCCATAATATCCGTAATCTTGGTGTTGGCCATACAGAGTAGGCTATACGCTACCGCCTCCTTGTTCTCCATAATGGTAGCGGAGCGCTCTAACCTCTTCTGTATAGACCGAATCCCACCCCAGTTCTGCATGGAGGGGATCTGCGTACTCAGATTGGACTTAACTCTAGCCATCAGAATGGAATATCGCTATCTGACTTAGGCATCTCATCATCACCGCGAGCAGTAAAGCCAGCTTGCTTGGGCTTGCCAATCTTCCCGGCTAGATACCTCTTGCCTGTCTTAGCCTGTTTCTCATACGCATTGAACCAATACTCAAGGCCATCAGCCAGCTTGATACTGCCAGACCAATCCGCATCTGTTTCTCCACGCTTTCTGTCGTTGACGAATAGCGTAAAGCTACCTTCTTTCATTTCATATGCCATTTGCCTCTCCTCTTATGGTTTAAATTTACTTTCTTCTATTGCCTCTACTACGTTTGCTGAATCCGACAGCCTCTGAGACTCCACTATCATCGCATGAATGACTGCGTGTAGGGAGAAACCCTGTCTCAGTAAGCCAAGGCTACAGCTGTGCAGCTCTCGTTTCAACTTCTCTTGCTCTTCCATGTTGCCTCCTTAAAAAAGTGGGGAAAATTTGAGGGATACACCCCGCCCCTAGTGGGAGGGTGGGGGGGAGAGGTATGCCGCCTCGCTGGCAGAACGCCTCCAGCCAAGCGCAGAGGGCATCGTGCTTTCTTTGTACACACCCACCTCTGCCTGTGCCGTATGCATACCACCGATTGAGTCCGTTACAAGCCACGACTGTAGTCAATGATGGAGTCAGGCCGCTCTGGTCTGGCTCTCAACCACAGCTCTAGGTCATGTGCGAACTGTTGATTAGTTAAACCTATCGTTTCTGCAATCTCGATAGCTTTTAGGTCTAAGTCATTTATCGTCTTTTTGTCTATATACACTTTTCCATATAACAACTCAACTATCTCCAACTTGCTGTTATAAGGCGATACAGGCTCTCCATTGCTCTCAATCCCTTGTTTGCTATCCACATATTCCCCAAGCGTTTTAA